GTGAAACGAAGAGCAAATGCAAGTCCTCGCGACGCAGCGTCAAGTCATCTTGGGAAGTGAGTTATGTAGCTGCTGTGTGCGAAATAAGCCACTGGACGAGGGACGAATCGGGGCAGCCGAAGGAATCTTTCGCGAAAAATAGCGACGCTATCATCAGAGATTCTGATTAGTAAAAAAGTGGGGATTCCATTAACCGAAGATAGACTCATAAACACAGAAAATGAAACGCATTTTAAGCGTAGAGAGAGTGATAAATGAAATTATCAGAAAACTTTGATTCAAAAGAATTTGTTTGCAAGTGCTGTGGAAAGTTACCTGAACACGGCATGAATCCAAAATTGATTGAATTATTACAAGCGATTCGGGACAAAATTGAAAAACCTTTAATTATCACACCGCACGGCGGCTATCGCTGTGAGCATCAAAATAAAAAAAGCGGTGGTGCGAAACATTCACAGCATTTGTTTGGTAATGCCGCTGATATAAAAGTTAAAGGAATGGATGCTGACGATTTTCAGCATTGGCTTGTTTTGAATTTCAATAAAGAATGCAAAGGCATTGGTTTGTTATGACACTTTTACGCATATTGATGTACGCGACGGTAATCATGCGCGTTGGAGTGGTTAGGTTATGGCACTAACGCAACAGCAAGAGTTGTTCGCGCAATTTTTTGTTGCTACTGGTCACGCTAGTGAAGCATATAAAAAGGCTTATCCAAAATCTCAGAAATGGAAAGAATCCAGTGTTAATGAAAAAGCAAGCAAATTAAAAGCCAAGATTAAACCAAGAATCGAAGAATTAAAAGCAGAACTCGCAAATAAGTTTCTTTGGACACGCGAACAATCAACAAAAGCGTTAATTGGTGTTATCAATTCCCCTGATAAATCCTCTGATATTGTGGCGGCGGTCAAGGTTTTAAATGACATGGAAGGCTTTACAGCCGCAAAAAAACATGAAATCACAGGTGCAAACGGCGGCGCAATCGAAGTTAAGCACATAATCAGTTTTATCGATGCAGACAATTGACATCCAATTTCCGAAAAAACTGCAAAACCTTTTCAAGCCTTATCGCTACAAAGTGCTTCATGGTGGGCGTGGTGGTGCGAAATCTTGGGGCGTTGCGCGTGCATTGCTATTACTCGGCGCACAAAATCCGATTCGCGTGTTATGCGCTAGAGAATTTCAAAACTCAATTGCGGATTCTGTTATCAAATTGTTAGCTGATCAACTTGAGCCGCTTGGTTTATCTGATCATTACGAAGTGCAAAAAACAATTATCAAAGGCAAAAACGGCACAACATTCAGTTTTGAGGGCTTGCGACACAACGTCACAAAGATTAAATCCTACGAAGGCGTGGATTATTGCTGGATTGAAGAAGCGCAAACAGTGAGCAAGTCAAGCTGGGACGTTTTAATCCCGACAATTCGCAAGCCTGATTCTGAAATTATCATCACATTCAATCCCGTTTTAGAAAGTGACGAAACATATCAGCGTTTTGTTGAGAATCCACCGACTAATTCATGGGTTCAGCAGATTAACTGGTCAGATAACCCGTGGTTTCCTGACGTGCTAAAGCAGGAAATGGAAGATTTAAAACGCCGTGATTTTGCGGCATATCGCAATGTGTGGCTTGGTGAGTGCAAATTGTCAGTCGATGGCGCGATTTACGCGAATGAAATGCAACAAGCAAGCGATGACGGGCGGATTTGCGGTGTTCCGTATGACACTGGATTACAAGTTTATACGTTTTGGGATTTAGGCTGGAACGACACAACCGCTATTTGGTTTATGCAGATCGTCGGGCGTGAATTTCGTTTTATTGATTTTTATGAAAGCTCAGGCGCGGCGTTGTCGCATTACGTCAAAGTGTTGGATGAAAAAGGCTATCGTTACGCCGCGCATTACTTACCGCATGACGTTGAAGTAACCGAACTTGGAACTGGCAGAAGTCGCAAAGCAACGCTTGAATCACTTGGAATGTCTAATATCGAAGTCGTACCGCGTGTTGATAGCTTGCTTGATGGCATCGAATCCACGCGCCAAATGATGACTTTATGTTGGTGGGATAAAGATAAATGCGCGGACGGTTTGAAATCGTTGCGTAACTATCGGCGCGAATACTGCGAAAAGACACAAACAACAAAGCAAACACCGTTACACGATTGGGCTAGTAACGCGGCTGATGCGTTTAGGCAGTTTGGACAGGGTTTTGATGGCTTCAAAAGAACAAAAAGCACACCTAACAGAAACAGACGCGGGGCAATGTCGGCATGAGAAAAAGACGAACAGGAAAATATCACGCAGTCAAAACCGTTGTCGATGACATTAAATTTGACAGCAAAGGCGAAGCGAAACGCTATCAAGAATTACAGCTAATGCTCAAAGCGGGTGAAATTAGTGAGTTTTCGCGTCAAGTTCCGTTTGTTCTCGCACCAGCCGTTGTATTGAACGGCAGAAAAAAACCTGCATTGCGTTACGTTGCGGACTTTGTTTATTGCGATAAGCAAGGTTTTCAGGTTGTAGAGGATTTTAAAGGTGGCTCACCTTTGACCGATGTCTTTAAGATAAAGCGTCATTTAATGAAAGTTGTGCATGGCATAGATATTTTTGAAAGCTAATTGAGGGGTAAAGATGAGTGTTACCGCAATATGCGAATGGTGCAATAAAGAAACAGAATATAAGTTTAAAAGTCGTATTCGCAGATTTTGTTCTTATGAATGTTCAAATTCTTACAAATGGACAATAAGAGAAAAATCACCCGTAATTATTAAAAAATGCGAAGTATGCGACAAAGAAATTAAGATTTTGGAGTATGAACTTAAACGAAGAGAAAAAAGGAATCCCGTAAAATTTTGCTCTACAAAATGTCAAGGTGTATCGAGAACAAAGCAAGAAACATTTGTTACGCTAACTTGTGATAATTGCGGAATTGATATAACAAAAAGACATGACCATGTACTTAGTAATAATTATTGCAGTAAAAAATGCGCTGGAATCAAGCGTAGAAAAATTAGCATTTGGTCAGAAACAAACCCAGATAAAGAAGCTAGACGCAAATACTTTCGGGATTATGTTGAAAAAAACAGAGATTCAATAAATAAACGTTGCAGATTGTGGGCAAAAAATAATAGACCATACAGAAACTATATTCAGCAGGTTAGACGTGCCGCTGGAACTTTAAGTTACAACGAATGGCTAGAAATAATCAATACACATAAAGAATGTGCCAATTGCGGCTCTAAAAATAATTTACAGGTTGACCACATTATTCCTGTTTCAAAGGGCGGGATTACGTCAAAAGATAATTTACAGGTTCTATGCGGTTCATGTAATGCGTCAAAAGGAAATAGAGTTGCACCACTTATTACAAAAACACAACATTTGGAGATTACCGCATGAGCAAACTATTTAAACCGTACAGCAAAAGCTATGGCAGTTTTTACCGATTCTTTGACCACTTGCCCGATGGCGAGCCGTGTTTGTGTCTTGGTACAATGACAGCACGCGACAGAATCAAAGGTTTTTTGATGCCTAATTCAATCAAAGAGGAACGCGCCGCTTTCGTTATCCCGTTAAAAATGGCGTATCTCTATGCAGAATCGAAAAGTGGCGAACCGTCACATTATCTAATGCAGCGGTCGTTTTTAGTCGCAAAGCATTTAGGGTTGGATAGTGAGAAATCGACAATTAAGAATATCGTTGATGCAATTCTCGATGGTATTCCCGATTTAGTCAGCATGATGCCGCTTGATACCACGCTTTCAATCAAACAAATTGAACAGAAAGCAGAGCAACAAGGGTTAATTATCAAAATGGACGGTCAAACCGTTTTAGACGCGAGTTAATATCATGTTTGAATCCTTCGCAGAGCAACAAAAAATTACAGATCAATCGGTATCAAACCCGCTTGATTCACTCGAAATGGTAGAACGCTTCAAGCAATTACGCGGTTATTGGTACGAAGCGAGAGCCGCACACGCTTACAATCGTGAACAGCAAGCCATTGATGAGGATTTCAAAGATAACATTCAGTGGGAAAAGGCTGATATTGAAGAACTTGAAGCGCGTGGACAAAAGGCACTCGTTTATAACGAAATCAAGCCAGCCGTTGAGTGGATTATTGGAACTGAACGCAGAACAAAGATTGATTGGAAAGTGTTACCGCGTACCAAAGAAGATTTAGCGAGCGCAGAAACGAAAACGAAATTGCTCAAATACGTTTCAGACGTGAACAAAACAGAATTTGCCAGTTCACGCGCATTCGCTGATGCAATCACAATCGGTTGCGGTTGGCTTGAGTTGGGTATTCGTTCCAATAGTAATGAAGAACCATTATTTACCCGCTATGAATCATGGCGCAATGTGTGGCTTGATCCGTTATCACTTGAATCAGATATTAGTGACGCACGGTATTTAATGCGAACCAAGACGATTGATTTTGATGTCGCAAAACAAATGTTTAACAGTCGCGCCGATGTATTACAAGCGGCGATTGAAAACGCCTTTCACGAACACGGCATTTTATACGACCAAGACTTGCATGACATTCGCCAAAACATTGATACAGGGCTTGCGAATCTTGCGGGGCTTTCAAATGATAACGTTAGACCGTCATTTAGAAAAATTGTACAACTGACTGAATGTTGGTATCGCGTGCCAGTTTCAAGTCAAATCATGCGCGGTCATCCGAATTTTGACGGCTTAACATTCGACCCGAACAATTCAGCGATGCTTGACGCATTGCAAAATGAACAGGCATCTTTATATGACGCAATCAAAATGCAGGTGCGTGTGGCGGTTTTCTGTCAAAAAGGGCTATTGCAAGACATGGAATCGCCTTATCGGCATAGCCGCTTTCCATTTGTACCTTTGTGGGGTTATCGTCGCGGGCGTGACAATATGCCTTATGGCATTGTTCGCGGAGCGCGTGACCCGCAAATGGACTTAAATAAACGCCGATCAAAAGCGTTATTCCTTTTATCCGTGAATCGCACGATTATGGATGAAGGCGCGGTTGCGGATTTAGATGATTACGTCGAGGAAGTATCACGTCCCGATGCGGTTATCGTAAAAAAAGCAGGTAAAGAACTCAAAATCGAAACGAATGTCCAGCTTGCCGAAGAACATATTGCGCTAGGCAATCAATCGGCGGATTACATTCGACACATTTCAGGCGTAACAGGTGAAAACTTAGGACAGGAAACCAACGCAACCAGTGGCAAAGCGATTCTAGCGCGTCAAAATCAAGGCACAGTTACCACCGCCGCGCTATTTGATAATAAACGTTTGTTTGTGCAGCTTACGGGCGAAATCATGTTATCGCTGATTGAGCAGTTCTACGACTTCAACAAGGTTGTCAGAATCACAGGCGAGCGTGGCGCACAGGAATTTATTAGCATCAATGAACGCACACCTGATGGCACAGTGGACAATCCGATTACTTTATCACAAGCGGATTTTAAAGTGGCTGAACAGGATTACCGCGAATCAGTCCGCATGGCAATGTTTGAACAGCTACTCGATATGTTAAGCAAAATGAGTGGTGACGTGGCGTTGTCGGTACTCGATATTGTGTTTGATTATTCTGATTTACCGAATAAAGATGAAATTGTGCGTCGTATTCGTCAAATTAACGGTTATACCGACCCAGACGATCCGAACTCACAACAAATCGAAGAGCAAAATCAGCAAGCCAAAGCGCAGAAACAGCAAGAACAAGAAGCCTTGCAAAAAGCGCAAATTGAAGCGGATATTCGTGCGAAAAATGCAACAGCTCAAAGTAATGAAGCGAAAAGCCAACAAGTCAAACTCGATAGCATGACAAAGGCGTTTGAAGCGGCACTTGCTGTATTGCAAGCACAGCCCATTGTTTCAGAAACCGCGAATGATTTATTAGTTGGCGCGGATAACGCGAAACCTAGTCAACCACAGGAACAAGTATGAGCAACTTAAACAACCAAGTCGGCGGCAGTCATTACAAAGACCAAGCGATTCAACCGATTGAATATATCGAAGCAAACCAGTTGGGATTTTTAGAAGGATGCGCCATAAAAAGATTAACGCGCCACAATCACTCAACAGGAAAAGGCAGACAAGATATTGAAAAAGCCATTCACGAGTTGCAATTACTCCTCGAATTGCGCTATAAGGATGAAAATGTTGTATAATTTTTTTAATCACTTGTAAAATAGTAACTGATTAAAAACTCCAAATTGTTACGCAGACGCAAGAGCGTTGCGTTTTACAGTCAAGCAAGAGCGTTATGACCAATTAAACGAGAACACTTTAGCATGAGCCGTAGCGAAAACTTTGAATTTACAGACGACGAATTAGACACATTAAGCGAAGAAGAAAAAGAAGCGTTAGGCATCAATCTTGATGCAGATAACGGCGGACTTGATTTGCTTGATGATGACGAAGAAGAAACAGAAACTTCTGAAACAAAACAAGATTCAACACCAATCGAACAGACGCAAGAAGCTGTAGAGGTTGAATCACCCCAATATGAAACAGCGCAACAGCCTGATCTTGTTACCCAATACAACACCGTTAATTCTGAAATTGAGAAACTCGGCGTTGAAATGGAAGATGGCGATATTAGTTTTGCCGAATACAACAAGCGTTTAAATGAGTTAATCGGCTACAAAACACGCCTTGAGATTCTCTACGAACAACAAACACAAGCGCAAAATCAAGCGGCTAACGCATGGGATTCGGCACAGGAAAAGTTTTTTAATGATCCAGTTAATGCACAAATTAAAGAAAAACCGTTGCTTTACGGTGCATTGAGTAACGCGGTGAGTGAAATTGCAAACTCAAATGATGCAAGCGGTAAATCTTATGACTGGATTTTACAGCAAGCGAAAGCACGGGTTGAATCCGAATTAGGCGTTAAATTAGGTGGTGCAAAACAAGCACTAGCGCAACAATCGCAAAGAAAAGCCCTTGATACGGTGAACTTACCGAAAACGCTAGGCAACATTCCAGCGGCGCAAGCAAATGATTCAAATAATGAATTTGCTTATTTAGATCGTTTAAGTTCAACAGACCGTGAATCGGCGTTAGCAAAAATGACACCTGAGCAAGTGAATCGCTATTTGGAAAGTGAATAATGGCTAAATTGCATTTAGATATTGGCGAAGGCGATTGTGTTCGCGTAGGTGATGCGGTTATCACTATGCAACGCAAACTAGGCAAAAAAGCACGCTTCACGATTGATGCAGATAAAAGTGTCAACGTGTCGTTAATCAAAAATTCGAGCAAGAGCGAAGAATCAAATAATCAATCAACGCGCATGAGTGCTACCGAAAATAAAGGTACAAACTCATGGCAAGAACCATTGTTGGCTTAAACAGCCCGCTTGCCGTACAAAAGTACAGCTCCGCGTTATTTGTTGACGTGTGCCGTACTGCGTATTGGCAAAAAAAATTCACGTCTGATTCAGCAGATGCCCCGTTGCCTGTTCAACGTATGACCCAACTCGAAAACGATGCGGGTGACAAAATCAATTTCGACTTGTCGTTGCAATTACGAATGCAACCCGTTGAAGGCGATGACACGTTGGAAGGACAAGAAGAAGATTTAAAATTCTTTAGTGACAACATCTTAATCGACCAAATGCGCGGCGGTGTGAATACAGGCGGTCGTATGACCCGCAAACGTACTTTACACGATTTGCGTACTGTAGCGCGTACTCGTCAAGGCGAGTGGTGGACACGGGTATTTGACGAATTACATTTTATGTATGCGTCTGGTGCGCGTGGTATCAACAACGATTTCATTTTCAGAACCAGTTACAACGGTTTTGCGGGTAATGCGCTTGCTGCGCCTGATGCTGAACACGTTTTATACGGCGGTTCAGCAACAAGCAAAGCAACGGTGACAGTGAACGACAAAATGTCATTAGGTGTTATCGACAAAGCGAAAACCAAAGCCACGATGATGGGCGGTGGTACACAAGCCACGCCACAAATTCAGCCGATTATGGTGGATGGTAATGAAACGTATTGTTTGTTGATGAATCCGTGGCAAACCTATGACTTGCGCCAAGACACCACAACAGGCGGTTGGCTTGATATTCAAAAAGCCTTAGCGACAAACTTAGGTAAAGATTCAAGCATCGTGAAAGGTGGCGCAGGTATGCACAATGACATTGTGTTGCACGAGCATAAAAGCATCATTCGATTCAATGATTACGGTGCGGGTGCAAACGTCAATGCGGCGCGTGCGTTGTTCTTAGGTCGTCAAGCGTTAGCAATCGCATTTGGTTCAAGCGGTGGTGGTATGCGTTTTGATTGGCACGAAGAAGAACGTGACAACGGAAACCAAGCGGTTATTACAACGGGCGCAATCTTTGGTATTAAGAAAGTCGCGTTTAATAACAAAGACTTCGGCATTATCGCAATCGACACGGCGGCGAAAGACCCAACGGTTTAAGGCTTTTAACCATTTCGCATTTTAAACGCGAAAGGGTTTCTTCTTCACAGAATTAGGAATAAAAAAATGGCAACAGCATATAGAGCGTGGGCGGCTGACCGTCCAGCAACATCATCCAGTGAAGCGGGTGAACACATTGCACAAACAGGCGTTTTTGATTTAACCGCCGCGTTGGTCGTGAATGACACGATTGATATGTGCAAATTACCTGCGGGCATGGTGATTGATGACTTAATTATCAGTACCGACGATTTAGACACGGGCGGAACACCTGCGATTGTGCTTGATGTAGGTTTGTATGATGACGTTGGTTCAACCAGTTCACAAACAGCATTCATTACAGGTTCAACAATTGGTCAAGCCAGTGGCGTTGCGCGTCTTGCAAATTCAGCAGGTCGTAAATTAGCCGCTGTGGATTATGATCGATACATTCGCGTTAAAGTTACCACCGCGCCAGCGACAGGTGCAACTAGCGGCAAAATCAAAGTATCGGCGATTACACGCAACAAAGGTTTTGACGATTAAAGAATAAACCGCTGACCGTTGCCAGTGGGAAGAAGCAACGGGCTAACTTTTAAGAGGATAAAGAATAAATGTTAATTCAAAGTAAATTAAAACGCGAAGGCGGAACGCTTATTGGCATTGGTGATGAAGAATATCACTTTAAAGATGATGGTAATGGTAATCACGTTTGTGATGTTAAAAATGAATCCCACGTTAAAAAATTGCTTTCTATTACAGAGGGCTTTCACAAGTTCGGAGAAAAACCTGTTAAACAGGATTTGTTAGATGAACCTGTTGATGATAACGAAAACAAATTGCCTGAAAATCCCGAAGATTGGACAAACAAACAGGCGAATGATTGGGCGAAAGCGCACAAGCTAAACCCAAATAACAAACCGAATTTGATTGATTTCGCGGTGTCAAAAGGCATTGCAGAGATTGATGAAAACTTAAATCCAGCGGCGATTATTCGCTTGATTGCTAAAGCAATGATGGCATAAAAATATGAACCTAGCATCTCTAAGACAGCGTACCCGTGAATTTCTCGATGATTACGAAGGCATACCGCGTTTTAGTGATGCGCGGATTGATGCGGCTTTGAATGAAGCACAAGTTGAAGCGTGCAAACGTACAGACTTATTGATTGAAACCGTTACCATTCCCATGACTGACGGTTCGAGTGTTTATGATATGCCAGCCAGCGCGTTGAAAGCCAAGCGCGTAAAATACAAATCAAAAGAGCTTACGCCTGTTTTATATCAAGATGACGCAATCGAAGGTGCGCCGTCAACGTACATGATTACCACGCAAGCGCGTGAAATAACACTCGATAGATTTGTTTCAATCGTTACTATCAATGACGTTTTGAGCATTACCATATCTAAAATGCCAACGGCAAGAATGGTAGATGACACGGATTTACCTGAAATTGCAGAGCATTTTGCGTTAGCACTTTGTTATTGGGCGGTGCGATTGTTATTACTCGATGCTGACCCTGATACCCAAGATCCGCAAAAATCAGAACGGTTTGCGGTGTTGTTTGCTGATGTGTTTGGTGTGCCATTGAATGCACAAGCAATAGCGATTAACCAACGCGCCAACAATACCCGTATTCGCGCAACTGCACGGTTTTTATGAGAATCGCTAATTTTACTGGACTGAACACGATTGATAATCCGCTTGATGTCGGATTACAGGGATTAACATCGATAAAAAACCTTGATATTGATAACAAGGGGAAATTATCCACCCGCGAAGGATTTACGAAAATTTTGAATAAATCACTCGTGGCAATGAGTGGAAATCTTGTTTTGTGCAGTAATAATGAGCTTCTTAGAATTAACGATGATGGTAGTATCGAAACATTAGCGAGTGACATTACAGGTAATACCTTGTCATGCGTGAACGTAGCAGGTAATACCTATTTTACGACAGGCAATTTTAATGGCGTTGTCACAGGTTCAAGCGTGCGAAATGCAGGGCTTGACGCGCCATTATTTCAAGTTCAAACAGGCTTAGGCAATTTACCCGCAGGGGATTATTTAATTGCGGTTACGTCTGTTGCCGAAGATGGGCGCGAATCGGGAAGCAATCCTGCTCAAAAAATTACCGTTGGCGACAATGCTAGTATTTTTATATCTGTGTTATTGCCTTATGGCGCGGATAACGCTAACATTTATGCGAGTGGTCAAAATGGCGAGGAATTGTTTTATCAAGCCACCGCCACAAACTTAACCATTACAGGTGTTGACGCGCTGTTAAATTCGGGCGAACCGATTAACCGCGAATATCAAACACCGATGCCAATAGGTCGATTGATCGAAGAATACAGCGGTCATTTATTGATTGCCGATAATGAATTTTTGTACTTTTCACAACCGTTAGATTATGAATTGTTCGACGCGCTAAATAATATCATTCCGCTTGATAGTGCTATTACGATGATTAAATCTGTTGAAACAGGCGTGTTTATTTCAACCAGTAGTGAGATTTTATTTGCAACAGGTGAAACACCTGACAAATGGATAATTAAGCAAGTCTATAATAGCGGTGCATTTTACAATTCAGCCGCAACCATTTCTGCTACACTTATCGGCGATGGTTCAATCGGTAAAAGCGTAATTTTTACCACGCAGAAAGGCATTTGTATTGGTACGCAAGATGGTATCGTGCAAAATATCAGCGAAAGAAAAATAAAGTTACGAAACCACACAGGTGATGTGAGTGCAGTAGTGAATCATAATCGCTATGTGGTATCATTAAACCAATGAAAGCTGACATGAGTTAGCAACTAAAAATCCTCTCAGCGCATGAGTGCTACCTAATTTCTTAAAGGTACACACATGACATTAAGACGTTCAACAGGCTTCCTAAATAAATTAGGCGGCATCAAAACCAATAATCTTACTAATGGCACATTTGCCACAGACACAACAGGCTGGACAGCCAGTGATGCAACTTTAAGCGTTTCCAGTGGTCAATTATCAATTGCTGAAACAGGCGGTTCTGCAAAAGGCGGCGCGTATCAAGATATTACAACCGTTGTCGGTCGTATTTATCGCCTTGCGTTTGATTTCACAAAAGGCACGGGCGTTAGCGGTAGCGTGTTAGTTGGTACAACATCAACACCGAATGCGATTTTAACGTCACCGTCTTATACGGATGCCACGGCAACGACTAAGCAATTAGCGTTTATTGCAACAGCAACCACGACACGAATCACACTGCAAGGCGATAGCACAACGGCTGGTGAAACCGCGCTATTTGATAACGTTGTTTGCGAAGATATTTTCGACGGCTTTCAAGAAATTTTCAGAAATTGCAAAATCAATGTTTATACAGGTACGCAACCTGCAACCGCCGATACTGCCGCAAGCGGTACGTTACTTTACACCTTAACCAATAATGACGATGGCACAACAGGCTTAACATGGGGTGAATCGGTGGGTGGTGTAGTTTCAAAAACCACAACCGAACAATGGAAAGGTACAGCCGTTGCCGCTGGTGTTGCTGGTTGGTTTAGATGTTATGAACACGGTGATACGCCAGCGAATTTAAGCACCACCGCCGCACGTTTCGATGGCGCGATTGCAACCAGTGGCGCAGAAGTCAATATGTCAAACACCACTATCGAACTCGGCGCAGTCCAAACTTGCACCGCCTTTACTTATACGCAACCTGCTTAAATTTATGTTCTTTGATAACGCAACTAATTTGCCCGTTATTGATGCGCTAAACGAACTCTACAACCTCGCTACAGGCGGGGTTGGTTTGAGTGTTTGTGAGCAAAAATTACAAACGCTATTGCCCGATTTAGCCGCCATTATCGAAATCCCCGCGCAAATTGAACTCAATGAAGCGTTCTTTTTACATATCAAAGAGGTACTAAATGACAGTACGAGTTTATAGTTCCACTGATGCGTCAGCTCCTGTTTTAACAGGTGCAGTCGGTTCGTTGGTTGCATTATTGAGCGCGGTTTTAGTTGATGGTTACGGCTTGATTCCTGCCGCAGGTTGGACAAAACCTTACACTGGCACAAATAAAGCAGTGTTTCGTAGTGCAACGGCAGGGAACGGTAGCGGAATGTATTACCGTTTTCTTGATGACGGCACAGTGAATGCAGGTGGTGCTGCGCGTTGGGCGGGTTGTCGCGGTTATGGCGCAATGACCGATGTGGATACAGGAACAGACCCGTATCCAACCACGACACAGCAAAACACTTACGGTAATTTATTATTTCACAAATCCTCAACCAGCGATGCCACCGCGCGTGCTTGGGTGATTATCGCTGACCAATTCACTTGCCATTTACTGATTGATACCGCGTCAAAAATTAGCACAACAGGCTACGCGATGATGTCATTTGGTGATTGCTACAGTTACAAAGCTGCTGATGCGTGGAAAGGGTATGTAGCGGGGGTGCATAGCACGAGTTATCCGTATCCTGTTTTTACTCATCATCATGGGTATCCGACTGCTAATGTTAGATACGTTTATATGCCGCGCTCTTATACTCAAACAGGCACAGCGCAACACATGAGTACTTTTTCGGATAAGACTAAAGTGGGTGTGAATAACAGCATTCAATACCATGTCGGCGTACAAAGTAGCAGTCCTGCTTTACCTTGTCCCAACCCTGTTGACGGCGGTTTATATCAGTCGCGGATTTATCTCAATGAAACAACCTCGCCTTATCCCGTGCGGGGCTTCTTTAGAGGACTTTGGAACTCGCTACACAATCGCCCCTTAGCTAATGGTGATACCTTTTCAGGTGTGGGTTCAACGGCGGGTAAAAGTTTTCAATGCTTTAAGGTGTCGTCAACTACTGGTAGCGCAAACGAACTAAACGCACAAATCAACATTGAAACCTCTGACACTTGGGAGGTTAGTGTATGACCGTAAGAGTTTATAGCAGTGAAGATGCCAATGCGCCTGTCTTAACAGGTGCGGTGGGTTCATTGATTGCGTTACTCGATGCCTGTTTAGTAAATGGTTACACAGGTAAAACGGCGGCAGGTTGGGCGAAATCTTTTACAGGTACGAATTTAGCGGTTTATGCCCCTGTGAAACTCGCACACGAATCACAGCCTTATTATCGTTTTGATGATACCGTCACCACTTATGCGAATGTCGCGGGTTTTCGCAACATGAGTGATGTCAATACAGGGGACTTTCGCTTTCCTGTGATTGGTACAAATCGCTATGTGTTAAAAACCGATACCGCAGGCGCAAGTCCAAGACGCTGGAAAATAATTGCGGATAATCGCACGGTGTTTTTATTTATTCAGCCAACCATTTCTGACGATTGGGAATACACGCATTTTGGCGCATTTACCAGTTTTAGACCGAATGACGTGTGTCCGTTTGTACTCGAAGCGTCAACGAGTACAACGGTTTATTCGTTGAATTATGGGTTACAGGTTAATACAGATATGACCTTTTACGGCGCACCCACGCCTGTTGCTATTGGCTATAGTGGCAAAGGTAATTCGATTACAGCAGGTAAGCATACGGATGGGGCTAAATCAGGGATATATAACTATAACATCGCAAGCACTGGCTATAACTTAGGTCGCGCTTTCCACGCTTCTTACGTCATGCAAAACATCAACCCCGCCGATGGTGCAATTCATTTCGCCCCTGTTTGGATACATGAACCAACACGAGTATTGCGCGGCATTATGCGTGGACTTTGGAATCCGTTAGGCGATTTGCCGATTTCAGATGCTCAAACGATTACAGGCGCGGCGAATTTAACAGGAAAAACGCTGTTAGGTTTTACTTGCAAGCACAATACAACGCAAGCGCAAGTAGCGATTGAAATTTCAGATACTTGGAGCTAGTCATGGCGGATTTAGGCGCGATTGGGGTTGCAGTTGATGATGGGGATAAAGCGAGTAGTGATTATGATTTTTTCAGTAATGCGGGTTATCCGTTGTCGAATGCGTTTTTTTCACAATATACATTCTCAACGGGTTTGAGTGATTTTTATCAGCAAAACCGCGTGGCGTTGGGCGATGTGGTTTTAACGTCGGTGGCAAGCACGCAAACCTATTCTATTTCAGGCACAGTGAAAGAAAATAACACGGCGGTTGCTGGGCGAAAAGTACGGGTGTTTGCGCGTGATTCGGGTGCGTTACTCGGTGAAACAGTAAGCGTAACAGATGGCGCGTTTTCCATTTCATTAGTGGCTTTCAATAGTGCAGTCACCGTTGTGGCGTATGACGATGAAAGCGGCTCAGTGCTGAACGCGAGTGTTTTTGACCGTATCATTCCAACGTAGAGCAATAACATGGCTTATATCGTGCCTAATTCTGATGCTGTTATTTTCAACTTGTCCACTGCGTCATCGAGCTGGGCAGGTGAAATTGTTATTTTTAATCCTGATGAAGCGGGTAGTCAGACGGGCTTACCTGTTGAAAGTTCGCCTACGGTATCAGCAACCCTGCCCAATGGACATAATTTAACGGGTGGTGTAAGTGCGAGTGATACGGTTAGCGCAACATTGAATACAGGTCATGTATTTAGTGTTGAGTTGCAATCACAAAGCCCTGTTGTTGCGATTTCGATATTAAGCGAAGTCTTTGTTATTGGTGATAGCCAAGAGCCACAACCTGCTATTAACGCTGAATTATTGCATTCTGTTATCCATAGCGGCGGTGTTACAACAGTAAGCGATACCGTTTTAGCTAATGTTGATAATTATTACTTTAGTGGTAATTTAACCGATATTACACCAACGTGTTACGGTAATTTCCCCACATTGCCAATGATGGGCGTGTGCGTTGAAACAAAGCCAACGGTTGCATCAACGTTACTATCCCCTGCATTAACACACGGTCAATGCGTTGAAACTAACGCCACACTCACTACGCATTTTATTAACCAAAGTTTCATGCGTGGTAGTGTTTCTGATTCGGCGGCGGTATCGTCAGAAATAAAAACGGGTCGCTTATTCAATCCATCGTTAAGCGGATTATCGCCCAGTGTTGCTGCAACCATCTCCCCATTACTGCCTAATAACTTTACGATTGCCCTCACGGGAACATTACCCACCGCAAGCGGCACGGTAAAAATTGGCAGAAAACAAACGGGCGCAATCAGTGAAGTTAAACCGACTTTTAGCGGTACTTTTGTAGGTAGAGGAACGCTACTCGGTGTTGTAACGGATAAAAAACCTACGCTTTCAGCCGTGTTTTCAAAAGGTGGCAAACCGTTTAGCGTTGCGATTGATGAAGATAGCCCTGTTGTCAGTAGTCAACTTTTAAATGGCAGTGTTCACAGTGGGGCGATTACCGATAAAGAACCTGTTGTCGATAGTCTTTTTCTTAATGGTGATGTTCACAACGGGAAGATTACTGTTATTGATAATCCTATTATCAGCGGTCAAATCTTAAATGGTGATATTCACAGCGGTAAGATTACAGATAAAGAACCTGTTGTCGATAGCAGATTTACCAATGGAAACATTCAACTCGGAATAATCACCGACAAGCCGCCTGTTATTAACTTCGGATTAAACAGTGTTTATGCTCAAGCGTTAGAGAATCCGCCTGTTGTTGTCGCCACTGTATTAAGCGCGTCTAATCTAATCGGTGAAACGCGCGAAACATATCCTGTTGTTTCGGGTGAATTTGATAGTTTGCCAACACAAAAAGGAAGCGTCACCGAATCAAAACCATTTACAAGCGCGGTAATACAAAAAGGCGCGGTTTTAACAGGCAGTGTTATTGAAAATAAGCCACACGTTGCCGCAAACGACAGCGTGATGGCGGGTCATGCGATAGAAAAAACCGCAACGACAACCGCAACTCTTAAAACAGGCATTGTTAATCGCGGTAATGCGTTAGAAGAAAAACCCACAATCACTGTTTCAACAAAATCCGAATCCATTACACGCGGCGCAATTCAAGAAAATTCACCGCAACTTTCAAGTCGCTTTGTTCAATCGTCGCTTTTAACAGGCGCGGTATCTGAATTATCTCCCGTTGCAAAATCTACCTTACTTAAAGGCGCGATTACGACAGGAAATTTAATTGATATTACACCGATTTTACGCACGATTATCGACAATCGAAAAACTGCCGCGATTACGATAACGGATAAAAAACCCACGTTACGCGGCTGGATTGAACAACGCAAAACAGGTACAATAGGGAATTATTGGCTATGACAATCGGCTTAACGTCACTTTCAATCAATACACAAAACTTCGCGCTTTCAGGTTATGACAATTACCAATTCAAAGGAATGTCGATGATTAACGGCAAACTTTATGGCGTGAAAGATGACGGGCTTTATTTACTCGAAGGCGCGACAGATAACGGCGTGGCGATTCAATCACACTTTTTAACAGGTCAATCCGATTTAGAGCGCGATTATTTAAAAACCATTCCGCTTTTTCATGCGGATACCAGTGGCGAATTTGATGTTTTAGTGAGTGTCGATGAAACAGTGCATGAAATTCCGTTTAATGGTCGAGCAAGATTAGGGCGTGGCGTGCGTGGAATGCGTATTGCATTTGGTTTAAAAAATAAAAATGGGAGCAAGTTAGAGGTGCGAAGCCTTGAGCCTGTTGTTGAAATTTCTAAAAAGAGGGCGTTAGCGTGAGTTCAGTACAAAGTATTATTGATGCGGCTACAACACGGGTAAGCGATGCTATTACACAGGCAAATACCTATGTAGATATATTTGAAAACATTGCGTCAGAATCTAATTGGGAAGCTCCTGCTAAAGTTTCTTACGACGATTTAAAAGATTATTTAGCTGTTAATCGTGATTCTGATTTAACGCTTGAAAAGGGATTAGACCAAGATGAAGCAGGGAGGACGTTAAAGACGTATGATTTAAAAGTATCGGATAACTTAGATAAAAATAATGCAAAAATCTACGATTTAAAAGTATCAGATAACTTAGATAAAGATAATGCAAAAATCTATGATTTAAAAAAGTCAGATAACTTAGATAAAAATAATGCAAAAATCTATGATTTAAAAGTATCAGATAACTTAGATAAAGACAATCAGAAAATCTATGATTTAAAAAAGTCAGAT